CTTAAAACCGATGTTAAATATATTCGAGAAGATATAAGTATAATGCAAAAACAAATAAGAGATTTAAGCACTTCTGCTCACATGGGTATTGGAGGTCTTAAAGTAGCACTATTTATTGGTGCTGTATTAGGTGGATTATATACATTTATGAAATTTTTAAAATAGGAGAAACAATGAATAAAATAAAAGATATGTGGAGTAGCTTAACTAAAAGAGGCAAGATAGTTGTCGGTACTTTAGGAGCTATCTTAGTTTTAATTATATTAAGTTACATAGTATAAGGAGAAATAGATGTTAGGTGGGTTGCCAGTAGAAATGATTACAATGCTAGGCTCTAGTGTTCTAGGTGGAGTTATGTCCATTTGGTCACAGAGTATAAAAGCAAAGCAAGATGAACAAAAAATGTTATTAGCTAGAGCTGATAATCAAATGAAACATATTAGTGATGCAAGAACTTATGATAACAAAGGTTTTCAATTTACTAGAAGAATTATAGCATTAACTGCTGTATTTTTTATTATTGCTTGGCCTAAATTAGCACCTGTATTTTTTGATACAAGTGTGTATTTAACTTGGACAGAATTTTCTAGAGGATTTTTATTCTTAATAGAACAGAAAGAAATAACAATGGATAAAGAATTTTTTGGTGTAGTTATTACACCACTAGATACCCACCTAATGTCAGCAATTATAGGATTATATTTTGGAGGCAGTCTTGTTAAAAAATAATTTACTATTAGTATTTTTAATAACTTTTATATTAAGTGTGAGCTCATTACCTGCATGGGGAGATTCAACAAATGATGATAATGACCAAACAAATTCTTCGGGAAGTAATACTCAAATTACAGGTGGGTACACATCAACAACAACAAATAATAACGATGGGCAAACAAACACAACAACGTCAACGACTACAAATACTTCAACTACCAATGGGTCAGATGTACCCGTTAATTCAGCTAACTCCCCGTCTTTTTCTGCAATGTCTCAAGATGTATGTAGCACTGGTATTAGCGGTTCCGTTTCTACTTTGGGTCTTGGCATATCGGGTGGCAAACATGTCCGGGATTTGAACTGTGAGCGTATTAAGCTTTCCAAAGTACTTTTCGATTTTAATATGAAAATTGCGGCGGTCAGTCTCTTATGTCAAGATGAAAGGGTTTATATGGCCATGAAATCTGCAGGAACTCCTTGTCCTTGGGATGGTAAAATAGGCCCAGATGCACAAGCTATGTGGGATAAATACCCAGAGCTTAGACCAGACTATGAAGATTTTTTAATTAAATCAGAAGTTATAGCTAGAATAGATGCTGAAATAGCAAAAGAAGAAGCTAGACTAGAAGCTATACGATTACAAGAAGAACAGGAAGCTCTTGCTAGAAAACTAGCAGAAGAAAAAGCTAAGTTAGAAACGCTAAAGAAACAAGAAGAGGTAGATAACATAATTATTGAAACTGATTTAGAAACAAAAGAAAAGAAAATAATTAACGTACATAGCGGATGAAGTATACATTACCCATACTAATTACATGTGGGTTTTTATTTGCATGGGATAAAGCTTTTGGTGTTGAAATAAACACAGGAAACATATTAAATAACTCTACTTTTGGAACAGGTAGCACTACAACTACAACTGGTTGGTCAACAAGTGGTGACGATGGTATTCATACTCATGGTGCTTGGAATGGATTTCCATATCAAACAGGTATGGATGACAGTGGTGGTGTATTAGCATTTGAAGGTCATGAGGAAGATAATGTATACCAAGATGTAGATAATGTTACATTAAATATATCGTAACAAGATATACCCCCTATTAATGAAGATACACAAGATATTATAGATGATATTGATACAGATATAGTAGATATAATAGAAGACATCCCAGAAGATTTTGATTGGTATAATGACGACTTACCTATATATGAGATACCAATAGAAGAAGAGATAGTATTTGAAGATGAGTTTACATTTGATGACTCATTTTATTTTGAAGATATTGAAACAGTTTATATAGATGAACTGCCTCCAATTGAAGAATTTGATATGGAGGTTTTTGAAGAAATGCCTACTATGGAAGAGGTATTTTTTGAAGAAGAATTTTCTGAACCAATGATGGTAACAGAAGAAATATTCACAGAAGAATTTGAGGAGGATTTTACTGAATTTTTAGAAGAGACTGGCATGGAAGAAGAGTTCATGGAGTTTCTTGAAGACGAAGGCATAACTGCCGAAGAATTTTTTGAAGAGATAACTGAGGAGGAGTTCGATGATGAACTTACTGAAGAATCTTTTGAAGAGTTTGAGGAGCCATTGGAAGATATCTCAACGGAGGAAGAAGGCATTTCTGAGGTTGAGGAAAATGAAACAGAAACAGTGGAGGAAGTTACTGAGTCAGAACCAGTAGAAGAGGAAAAAGAAGTTGCAACAAACAAAACAACAGAAGAAGAAGAACCCGATAGCACAGAATCTGAGGAGTCCGAAGTATCAACAGAAGATAGTGGAGAGCAAGAAGATATACAGTCGGAAAAAATGGACACCAAAGACGGGGTTGTTGCAGATGTTAGAAATACCGAAAATAAATTAAAGAAGAATTTAAAAAATATAGCTAAACAAATAGCTAAAGTTACAAAAGAAGCGACTCAAAACTTAACAAAAGAAGATTTGTTTTTTAAGAACAATACATTAGACGCCTACAATAAAACACAATTTTATAAATCAAAAGATATATACAACAATCAAAACTTAGATTTATTTAATCAGTTAGATTTAGGCGTCTATGATAAAGAGATTTATAGTAGTGTGACTCTTGCAAGTTACACACAGAATGACCCTGTAGAAGTACACAAGGTACAACTACAAAAAGCACAGAGCAAAACTAATAAATTAAAATTAGAGTTGGAGGCTATGAAGAATGAAAATAATTGAAAAACTTAGTACATATGCGGCACTGATAGGAGTTATAGGTGCAATAGGTGGGGGTTTTTATACGTGGGGCCAGTTTAATTCAAGACTTGATGCAATTGAAGGTACGCCTCCAGTAAATTTATCACCATTAAAAGAAAAAGATAAGGAACTAGAAGCAAAGATTGATGATGCTTTATTGTATGCAAACGAATACAAAGTAGATTTAATTGATAGAATTAAAAAGGTAGATGATAAAATTGTACCTACAGATTTAACATTAGTATTTAAAGAAATAGGAAAAGTAAAAGAACAAATAGCTATGCTAGATATTCCAGAACCTTTTATTATACAACCTTTTATAGCACCTATTAATGAAACTATTAAAACTTTAGAAAGTTTAGTATCTGAACTATCTAAACAAATAGCTATTGCATTAAAAGAAAATGAAGTGCAAGATGCAGAAATAGAAGAAATAAAACTACAAAGTAAAAATCCATTAGGGGGTTAAGTGGCAAACGAAAGTTTAATGGCACAACAAATGCAAAAAGAAGAAGATGAGTATGTGCAAAAAGTTAAAAATTTACCAGTAACTAATTACCCCTCTCTTACTGGAATAGCGTTTGATTATGGAATGGGATATTTTGGTCGTAATCCACAAACATTACGTTCTAGTTACGCACAACCTTTTACATCAAAAGCAGAAGTAATGGGTAGTAATTTTAGAAACGCTATGAATAATTTAGATAGTTTTTCTTTTGATAGTTTAAAAGAATTTTTTTCAGAAGCAACTACTTCACCATTAAAGACATTAGTTCCAGACCCAAAATCTAGAGGAGAATAAATGGCACTACCAACTATAGAAAATGTAACTAATCAAATGCTAAATGAGTCTGTTAGAGAACAGCCATCAGTAGCAATGAAAGGTAATGTTACAAGACCAATGCTTGTAGCAGACTTGCTAAAAGCAATGCGTGATGTAAATTTTAGTCAGTTAATTAGTGAGTATGGAAGTATGGCAGGAATACGAAGTGAGGAAACAACACCTATGACAAAATCTTTAATGGCTGATGCTCCTAAAGTTCCTGCATCACCAAAAGATAGAACAGATTCAATGCAAAGAGTTGCACAAGCTCCAGTTGTAGATGAGATTGCAGAACCTATTAGCGTGCCAACACCTATGGCAGATGCTATGGCAAATCAAACTATGTCTCCAACAGGAACAGTTCAAGAACAAAATACAGGATTAATGTCAAATACTACGCAACAAATTGCGTAAATCTATATCAAATTTGTGAGAGTCTGCCTTACAATGATTTACAATAGCAGATACTAAATGAGCATAGTAGTCATCACCTAGCTCTTCTTGAACAGCTTGCACAGGTAATGACTCATGCCTTGTAATTAAATTACCATCATTATTTATTGACACCACAGTACTGAACAATATTGCTTCTTTACTGCTTGGTGTCATTTTTTTTGTCCGATTCTTTGACAAAAGTAGGATTTATTTTTGGGTCTAGTTTTGGAAGACTTGTTAAAACAGCAATACCTTGTGCTACTTCACCATAAGGTTTAGTAAACAAATACTTTAATACTGTATTTACTTGCTCTTGTGTAATTAAATAATTATTCATTCTTTCTCCTTAAATTTTATTTCTCCTGCTATAGCACTGTATGCCGCCATATCAACATAGGTATCTTTACTAACTGCACCCAGTTTAGTACGAGCCATTTTTAATAACGCCATCATAATTGCTACATCATGAGCTTCTATTTCTATATCTAGATAGG